GCGTTCATGTCAATAGATTCGCCACGGGAAGTATAATGAAGTGGACCCATTTCAGGCAGAGTTTCATTGTTCCAACCTGCATTAGTCCAGGTGCAGGACATATCACCACCGTTGATCAGTTGGTTTACTTTCTCCTTCGTATCGTAGAATTCACGGAGAACTTTACCATTGAAAGAAGGATAACCATCATAATGGCAATAGACAGAAAGAATAGAAGAGTCACTGAGTTCGATGCCAATGCGAGAGCGAGTGCCCATGTGAGTTGTGTTCCTTTGACTCTCTTAATATACACGAAAAAGGAGGGCATGGAAGCCCTCCTGTGCCAGTTCATTAACTGGTCTTGTTTTGGTAGTAAGTGCTCTCACACTTGTAGTAGATTCTAAGTTGGATATGTTTAGGGTCTTTGTATTCTATTGTGAGTGGTTTAGAGTATTGTCTGTAAGGATTTCGATGGATGAGAATGTGATCGTATTTGGATGGGGTCATAAACTACCTAAAGGCAGTTTATATAGCCTCAGTCATCGTAAATTAGACACTCTGGTTCTGAAGGAAACTGATCACAAAACAGTTCAAGATAACTTGGGTCGTGATGATCTCCTGCTTCTATTTCTTTCTTATGATGTTCAGCATACTCCTCTAAATCGTGCAACTCACCTTCAATGTGACGACGCATTTGAGGAGATACTGTAGGATCGTGAAGGATCTCTTTATCCTTCGCAATGTGTTGTTCTATGCTATCCATTAGCATTTTTGTAGTATGATGTACTTATTTATTGTAATCAGTCGTCCATTGGATTGCAAGTTCTCCAATGTTTGCCAGCACCCTTAAGTCTTGAAACCAACTCATCAGCGAACGCTTCCATCTTATCAGGGTGAATTTGTTGAATTCCTGCCTCTTTTACGGCATTTTCGATACTATCGACCTCATTTTGGTCAAGTTTTCTACCGTCAGATGGAAGTGTCATAGTGCGTTTCCTGTTCTCTAGTATTTTAGGGTATCCTCACAAAAATAGTTAGATACTTAAGGTTTTCTTTGGGTTCTCAACTATCAGGCAGTTCTGTATAGTCTGGAATACCATTGTCGAGTCCATGACGTACTGCTTCTTGTACCATGGATTCTATCTCTTTGCTGGTACAATTATTCATCCATGACCAGTTAGGATCATCTTTATCCCACTCTAAAGTAAATGTACCATCTTCATTCTGTTCTACTTTGAGAGAGTCAGCAGCCATCTTTTTTGAACTCCTTACGACATTTCTTTACTTCTTTCATCTCATCTTTAATCATTTGATAAGCATCTTCAGCAGAGATACGTTGAGACAATTCCATAGCACAGATAACTTCAACGCGAGTGCCAAAGTGTTTCAATGCCTCTTCAAAACAGTTCAGTTCTTCATACATTGTTCTAATTCACTCTTAAGTTTATGTATTTCACGTTGAACAGTAATCATTTCACTTTGTAAACGACCTATCTTTTCATCGTGTGCTCTTATCCATTCTTTATAGATGATTTCATCCAACTCATCTTCATGATGATCAGGTAGGTTGTGTCTCTCTATTGCCCAGGATGGGGGCGTTGATGTTTTCCAGGGATACAAAATATCCTCTAGTTCACAGACTACACCCCACAACCAAATGTGAAACCTACGGATCACAACTTACCACCAACGATACCACTATTGATAACACGACTATAGTCATCGAGTGTACCATCTTGTTCACATTTAAGATGCCATCGTGTCATTTCAACAACATCTTTCTTGTGGAGTCCAGTCAACATTTTGCGACCATACTTTGTCATTGTAGAGTGAAGACCAAAACGTGTCTCCCACACATAAAATGTGTCATCAATAAGAATTGCTCCATCAGGAATTAGTTCAGGATGGATTAGTGTCTGATTCGTCATCTTTCTTTTTGTTGAAACCAAAGGGTGCTGTTTGTTCTTCTTTTTCTACCCGCAGTTTGTGTGCCAAACTACAGACAGTTTCCATAACTTTAAGACTATCTTCAATCTTAGAGTCTTTAGGCATCTTAGAATGAACTACTTCAAACAGTGGAAAGAACTTTTCCGCTGCTTCTGTGACTTCTTCAGTTGTAAGTGGTTTGGTGTTCATAGTGTAATCCAGCGTTCGTTTTCTAGTGTCCACTTAGTAACGTCAGCGATACGTTCACGGACAGACTTAGCTGGAGTCCAACCAAGTTCTCTCATTTTATCACCACACAGAGCATAACGCAAATCATGTCCAGGTCGCGAAGAATGGAAGTCTACCATTTCATATGCAAGGTCTTTTCCTTCTGCCTCTGCAATAATTTTAGCAAGTTCTAGGTTGTTGAGCTCTTCTGCTCCAACAATATTGAACTTAGGACACTTAGCGTTACCCCAAGTAGGTTCAAACTTACCCTCATAGTTCAGCAGGAAAAGAATAGCAGACGATACATCTTCGGCATGAATGTAATGACGAGCACCAGGAATAGTCTTGGTAGAGTCACTATGAATGGTAACAACTTCACCATCACGAATACGTTTGATACACATAGGAATGTACTTTTCGGGATGCTGACGCTCACCGAACACATTCATGGTGTGAGTGATATAAATTGGAAGACCGTAAGTATTCTCATACGCTACGGCAAGTTCTTCACCACCAGCCTTTGTTGCACTGTAAGGGTTGGTAGAGTTGTACCGATCATTCTCCTTATATTTAATACCATCAGGAGCAGGACCGAAGACTTCATCAGTGCTGAAATAGATAAACCGTTCAAGGTTATCTTTCTGCAAACGTGCGAAGTCCAGGATGTTAGCGGTGCCGACAACATTGTCCAGCACAAACTCCATCGGATACTCAATACTGCGGTCAACGTGTGAACCAGCAGCAAGATGCAAGATATAGTCAACCTCACCAATTTCACTACGAACCAGTGGGTTTAGTTCTGCTTTTAGATCGTGATGGACAACACGAACTCGTTTGCGAGTTTCTACATCAAATGACAACATCAAGTCATGTAGACGGTTCAGGTTGCCACTGTAATCCAGACGGTCAAGAGTAATAACTTCCCAGTCAGTAGTCTTTAGAATTTGTCCAATCAAGTGGTGTGCAATAAAACCTGCACCACCAGTAATAAGAGCTCGTTTCATTTAAGGATGTAATGATTTCCATACGTTAGTTATACTCATATGACCATGAATATAACCAGCAAATATTATACCTAACGTGCAAGTTATTGTCAACACAAACAGGAGTGTTCCTCCCCAAGATGCTTTATTATCAAGCATTTTTGAGTTTATCTTTAAGGTCCATAACCTTGTTCACCTCATTAACAGCAGCAGACATTCTTGCAGACAGAATATCCATCATGTCACCGAAGATGACTTCATTGTCAACATAGTCATCAAAATACGTATCCAATGCCTCTTTCAGGTATCTTTTACGATGCCACTCTGGTGAATAAGGTTTGTAGTCCATGATGAGAGGATTTTCTTGCTCGCATTATAACACTATCTATTCCGTGGGTCAAGTCCCATATCTTCAAGGTATTGAATCCACCATTCAGGATCTTTTATTTGTCTCCAGTTTGGCACTGGTAAGTCATTCTCTACAGTATAATACTGATAGAGTGCTTCATCTATAGTCTGTGCGATTTCCATACTCTTCTTCCTCTTCGTCAACATCTGCATACGCATCTGCCAAATAAGGTCCGTGTGGTTTTCTGGATTCTGATTCGACATATTTCTCCTCAGAGTAGATTCCTGATAAGAATACCGCTAGTTTCATAACAATCCATATCGCTGCTATAGGTGTAAAACATGCAATAAGGACTACAGGTTTCATAGTAAGTTATTATCCTTGAAGTAGTTTAGTGTATCCTTCAACCCACCAATGTGTCTGAAACCAACATTAACTTGTGGGTATTCTGCCTCTTCACCAAACTCTTCAACAAAACCTCTTGCAGAAAAGTGTTGGTTCAACTGATATACATGAATCTGGAAGTTAAGTTTTTCTAACAGTGTTTTAGCACGTTCACACTCTTGATTTCCGTTTGAATAGATAACTGCTTCCATTACTTTTGCTCCTCGTATTCGATAACGATTCTTTTATAGTTTCTACCTGTGTGGTCTACACAGGTGATATGAGTTAATTTACCACCCAGTGTTTTTGCTATTTCATGCAACTGCCACCAGGGTATTTCTTTTTCTATTCTACCTTCTACCATGGCTTTCTTCTGGTCGTCCCAGATGTAATCGGTAACTTTTCCATCTTTATCAGTGATGGTACAATTAGTTAGCATTATCACTCCTCTCAATCCAGTCATCTATTTGTTCCTGAGTGGGAACAATAATCCTAAAAGCAAGACCTTCTTCAATGAACTCTTCGTTCATCTTCTCATATGTTTCAGGAGTAATCTTTTCAGTCACGTTGCCTCCAATCATCAGGTTTGTCACGTTGAAACCAGTCAACTATTTCATCAGCACCATCAAACCCCGTTTTGTGATTGGATGGGTCGGGGTCACCTAACCCCATCCTATTCATAAAATCGTCAATGCTACCTTCTTGAATATCTTGAGACGCTTGGCGTCTTGCTTTCTGCAACCAATCTCTTGCGAGAGTGTGTGCTTTAGCAAGTTTTTCTGCCCAGATCATATCTTCAAGTGGAACTTCTTCCTTGTTAGCGATGCACTGACAAATAGACTCCAAACGGAGTCTGTAGGCGGTAGATAGCATAAGATTGGCACAACCTAAAGATATTTATCCGAACTCTTCATTCCTTCGATGGTCAAGATATGAGATAATTTCATTACGCCACTCCATCAACTCATTATAACATTCTTGATTATGAGCGCATTGGCGCAGTTGATGGTCTGGTTTCAATACACTTTCATAAAAGAGACCCAGGGCATCACGACGTTTTTCGCTTTTTTCGGACATTAGAACTCCTTGGTTTGCGTTTAGTCTTGAGTTGGTTGTTGATAAAATCAACTGCCTGTTTGTATGTATTAAGAGTTGCAACTTGTGCACCCCCATGTACTATAACAAACTTTTTAGTATTCCCAAGTGGAACAGCAGCCCAGATACCATCTTTTGTAACATATCCAAGAGGATTTGTTGGTTTAGGATCAAGCAGCGAAGGATAAGGTATGAATGATTTTAGATACTTACTCAAAATACAGCGGTAACATGAACAATAGTAGCACCAGGGTTGCGTGCCAGTGCTACTTTCCGGGCATCTTCGTAGTCTACTGCGACTACAACTTCATCCCAAACAGTGCCAGCTTTGTAGAGTTGAACTTTGACTTTCATGATCAGCGACGGACAACAGAAATAGCAGGTTCACCCTGCTCAAAAACAGTATCAACAACCGCTTGGACGCTCCGTGCGGTGCCGATACCGACCTTATCATACACAGGGACACATACAAGTCCAAACGTCTTGTGACGCTTTCCAAGGCGGATCACGCGACCGATAGACTGACTGATACCAATGTAATCCATGTTACGCATGAACAACACTGCTTCAAGTCCCTTGACATTGATACCTTCAGACAGAATAGAATGATGCATGATCACGAAACGAGTATCATCTTCACCCCACTGATTCAGAGTCTTGAAGAACTGCTCACGGGAAACTTTCTTGCCGTTGATGATAGCACCAGTCTTGGAAGTGATATACATCCAGTTGTATCCACGCTCCTGAAGTTGCATACAGAAGTCAGACTCACCAACCAAACGAACAATTTGCTTGGTAGAACGTGCAGCAACAAGAACTTTGTTGACTGATTGCTCATCCAAAGTTTGCAACAGGTTCTCACTATCAGACAGTTTGAAGTCACCCTGAGGCAGAGTCTTGACTACAACTTTAGGAGGAAGAATGTAACCCTCTTCAACCAACTGAGGAGCTGGAACATTGCAGATGACATTGCCATAAACGGCAGTATCATTCATGCCAGGTTTGAAGATGGTAACAGAGTGTTTAGGAGTAGCAGTGAAAAAATAGCAGCGGTCAGCGTCAGCAGAAAAATGTTCAGTGGCAGGGAAGAAATTACGCTGGACAGAATTGTGCGCTTCATCAAAATAAATGGTGTTGACTTCAATGTCTGCTGCTTGTACTTTGTGCAGAGAATGATAGGTGGTAAAGATGATGCAGTTCTCACCTGCTGTACGGGCAGTGTTAGCGAACAGATGAATCTGTTCAGGGTTAGTGGTATGGAAGAACTCAACATCACCACTGTGAACGTGCATCACATGAGCATTGTGACCAGGAGAAAGCAACTCAAGAAACTCCTTGCAAAGTTGTTCTGCAAGAAGAATACGAGGAGCAACAACAACAAAAGTCTGACCATGATGACGGACTTCCATGTTAGTAATGGCGTCATCAATCATGCAGATAGTCTTACCACCACCCGTAGGAATGATGACTTGACCTTTATCATTCTGCCACATTGCATTGACTGCTTTACGCTGGTGTGGACGAAGTGTGATGGTCAAGACTGCCCTGTTCAGTATGGATATATTATAGCAGAGTGGGGACTCTACCGGTGAACCCTGTGACAGTAAAAGAACTGGATCAAAAGCTACAGTTCTCTTATCAAAAGGGACAAAGATACTCTACTCATGGAAGTAAGTTATGTCAAGCCCTATCTTGTTCAGATACACTTCCAAAGAATGTTGTGATAGAGTATCTACCATATCCATCAAAATAGTCTGAGTCTTTAATAGAAACTTTAGTTACACCATGTCTTACCCAACCAGGGAAAACTATCAATGAGTTGTTATCACATCCATATTCATAATCATACTCTGGAAAGAATAGGTCACCACCCTCATATTTCTTAGGTTCTTTATGAAAATATGTGAAAGCTAAGAACTGAGTTGACTTATCAAGGTGTGCACGATAGTATTCTTTATCGTGATAGTATCTTACCTTTGTGGCATCAAAGTTTGCCATTGGTGCGATAGAACAGCATCCATGAATATCAGCGAAAGCATCAAGAACACCAGAAGTAAATATCTTTCTATTTACTGTCAAGATATTGGACATTGGTCTAAAGTTTGGGTTACCATTTATACCCTGCCAGTTACCAGTTGAATAGTTTCTATACAGTTGATCTAAGATAAGAGCACTAGAGTTTGTATATCCAACAATGCCACCAAAGTCCTCTGCTTTCAGTAACTTTCCTGGTTTTGTGTAGAAGTTAAGTTCTTCCCAGATAAGTTCAAGTTCCTCTTCATTGTAAAAGTTCTTGACAATAATGTGTGGGAATGGTTCTTCATATCGAATAAGTTTCAAAGTTTCTGTCATTCTCGTCCTCCATTATCTTGAACCACTGCCCATGTAGTTGCAATATATTTTGTTCCACCAATGGGTGGATTACCTCTGTGAGTATGTGTAAACCCAGCAGGGAAGATGATCACATCTCCAGTGACTGCTTCTTCCCGTAAGTTTTGATACAAAAACTCTGTCTCTCCGCCCTCAAATTCATCATTCAGATACACCTGAATGACAAAAGATCTTGGCGATGAAATGTATGAACCATTCTCATAATGCCAAGAATGGAATCCACCACCAGCAGGTATCTTCTTTAACTTACAGTCGTAAACAGCAAACTCGCTTTGCTGTAACAGACT